CGGCGGACATGCCGCCCGCAGCCTGCGAACTGCCACCGGCACCGCCGATTCCCACCAGGGTCAACGAGGTCTGCGGTAATCCACCCAGCACGCCGCCGCCGCCGCCGCCGGCACCCGCACTCGCGGAGCCGCCGCCGCCGCCGCCCGTGGAGACTGAGCCGGTGCCGGCGGCGCCTGCCCCTCCTCCATACGCGACAAGCCGTGTGCCGAAGCTGACATTGCCGCCCGCATTACCGCTGACGCTCGCTACTGCGCCGCCCGCCGCCGCCGCGGGAACCGTCACCGTTTCGGTCCCGCCGACATGGCTCGCAAGGAAGGTGCGGGTGACGCAGGCGCCGCCGCCGCCGCCCGTACCGCCGCCGCGCTGGGTTCCCGCTACGCCGGTCTGACCCGAGCCGCCGCCGCCGCCGCCGCCGTAGAGGATGACGGTCACCGATTTAGCGCCGGCCGGCTTTGTCCATGTCCCGGTAGATGTATAGGTGTCGATTTGCGCAGTGCCCGCTCCACCACCGCCCCCTGCCACCGCCGTCTGCACGAACGCCGTCGTCGCAAGCTGCGTCGTGTTTGTCGCCCCAGCCGCGGTCGGCGCGGTCGGCGTGCCGGTCAACGCCGGGCTGGCGAGCGGCGCAACTGCGGCCCAGTTGGCGTTCAGGCGGCCATAGGAGGTCCCATCGCTCGGCGCGTCAGTGATGCCGCCGCCTGAGCCCGAGCTCGTCGCGGCCCATTTTGCACCGTCCCACGTCCACGAGGTCGCACCGCTCGAAAAGACCTGGCCGACTGTCGGGCTGTTCGGAAAGTCGATCATGCGGCGGGCCTAGTCACAGGCATCAAGGCGCTCCCTGCGGTTCTGGTGCCGGATCTGGCACATTACCTTTGCCCAGCCATTCGAGGTATTCCTGATAGTCGCGGTTCGCCGGATCGAACGGGATGAACGCGCCGTCGCTGAACCGCTGCACGGTTTCTATTTCCACGCCGGGAAGCGGTACGACGAGTTGATAAGCTGCTTGTGCCATGTCAGAGATCCGCCGATGCGGTAAAACTTGTCAGAATTTGCGTCTGGGCAGCGGCGGTAGCTACAGAATTACAAACAAAGTTCAACGGGTTGGGATTGAACGCATTCAAGACACTACAATTCACCAGCGACGGCGCACCGGTAAACACGATAGTCGGAGCCGCTCGCATCTGCACCGGAAAGCTGGCTACGCCAGCAAACGCACTTCCTGCGCCATTCCACGCACCGAGAAAAAAGTAGCCATTGCCTACATAAAACCGCTGACACTTCGCGAGATCCTGCTGCGGGTCGGGCTTTTCGAGCGGTGTGGCAACGCTGCCGATTTCGAGCTGAATGCCCCATACCTGCAAGGTGTAGCTCTGCGTTCCGATGTTGGAAGCGCGAGCTGCATAGGTGGAACCGGCACTCTGCCATAATGTCAATGCGGTGGCGTCGGTTCCTGCCGTTGTGCCAAAGGTCTTGCCAACCGCGCTCGGCACCGCAATTGGCGTCGAGACATACCGCGTCCAGTTGGTGGACAAGGTAAACGCTTGGCTGCCAATCGTACTGACGTTTGCCGAGGGCGATCCGCCAGTCCCGAAACTCTGGTTCAACTCGATCGCCAGCTTTGGCGTCCCGGCAGTCGCCCGAGCCCAGAACGATACCGTCACCGTTTTGCCGCTCAAACGGCGTATGTCCTCAATATATTGAGTGATAAAATCCAAATCAGCGACGCCGCCTCCCGCGACACAAACACTTTGCAAACAATTCCGGGCTGCCTCGTCGCCAATTGCAGTCCGATCGGCGTCAGCCAAGGCAAGCTGCGTCACCGATAACGTGCCACCGCCAAAGCCCATCACCCAGCGGTCGAGTGTGTACGCGTTGTTTGTCGTGAACGGACCAATGCGCTGCGCCACATTGAACATGCTGTTGTGCAGGACATTGCGCCCGACATTGTTTGCAGTCGGCGTTACCGCCGCCTGCACAAAAGCCGTCGTCGCAATGCTCGTATCGTTGTCGCCGGCCGCCGCAGTGATACCAATTGCGCCCGCTGGCAGCGACGGCGTGCCGGTGAAGACCGGCGAGGCAAGCGGCGCCGCTCCAAGCGCCACCAGCGCCGCGGGCGCAGTCGCTGCGCTCGTGCCGCCATTGGCGATCGAAACAGGCGTCGCGAGATTGACCGTGACCGAGCTGGTACTGCCGCCGCCTGAGAGGCCAGTGCCGGCGACGATCGTGCCAATCGGTCCCGCCGGCCCGGTGCTGCCGGTCGGACCTGCCGGGCCACTAGCACCGGTCGCGCCGGTCGGGCCTGGCGACCCCGGCTGATTGCTTGCCGGCACCCATTGCGCCGAATTGCCGTCGTCATAGCGGATATACAGTTGCCCGTCGGCACTATCCCACCAGCCGGCGCCGGGGCTTGGCGAGGCGGGCGGCGTGTCGCCGACACTGATGGTGCTGCCGCCCGGCGCCCATGCCGGATCTGCGGCGCTACCGCCGGTCGTGAGCACCTGGCCGGCGGTGCCCGGTGCCAGCCCGGTCCAGCCGCTGCTCGTGCGGTAAATCAGCGTGCCGCGCGTCGACGAGATAACGGCATCGAGGATGTTCGACAGCGTGTTGCCGATCGGGACGGCCGATGCGCCCGTGATATTCGCCAGTATCAGATGGCTGCCGATCGCCGGGCTGGCCGGCGCATTGGCCCATGATGGATTTGCCCCAGTACCGCCCGTCGTCAGGATTTGGCCGCTGGTACCCGGCGTCAACTGCACCCAAGCACTAGCACTGCGATAAAGAATGCTGCCTTGCGCCGTGCCCAGCACATGGTCGAGCAGCAAAGTCAAGCTCGTCGCGGCCGGCGCGGCGGTGCTGCCGCTGACATTGGCGAGCAAGCTGCTATCCGCGGTAGTCGCAAACGAGATCGTGCCAGAGCCGGTGATTGGCGCGCCGCCCGTAGTCAAGCCGGTGCCAGCCGCAATCGAGGTAACGGTGCCGGAGCCGGCCGGCGCATCCCACATCACATCGGCGCCAGTGCCCTGCGTTTTGAGGAAATACCCGCTGATGCCAGGCGCCAATGCGACCCAACCGCCACCCGCGCGCATCAGCACAGAGCCGCGGACGTTCGACGCGGAGTGATCGAGCAACGCACTCAGCGTTGCCGGCACTGGCGCGGCCGAAACGCCACTGATATTCGCAAGCAGGTTGCTATCGGCGATTGTTGCCAGCGACACCGTGCCGGTGTTGGTGATCGGCGCGCCGCCTGTGTTGATCCCAGTGCCAGCGGTGATCGAGACGACACCGGAACCGCCGACCGCCCAGGTAGGGTCAGCACCGGCATCATGGGTCTGAAGGAATAGTCCGTTTGCACCGGGCGGTAGCGCGATCCAGCCCGCCCCGCCGCGGTACATCATCGTTCCGCGTATCGTCGTGCCAAGCACATAATCGAGATAATCCGACAATTCGGTGCCGATTGCCGGGCCGACCATGGCCAGCGTATTTGCCATCATCAGCCCGGGATCGATCGTCATCCCGGCTGGCAGCGAATCGACATAGGCTTTGTTAACAGCATCACCGGGCAACAGCGGGTTGGCGAGGTTGTGGAACACCCCACCGGAAATGTTGACCGCGCTGGCGGCTTGCACCGCCATCGAGCCGAGCGCAGAGTTTGTCCATAAACTGGTGCCTGCGTTCCAGCGCAGAACGTCGCCATCCGCCAGCGGGTCGATGACATCAACATCACCCATCGTGGCAAGACTGTTGTCGGTCGATCCGAACAATTGCTTGTAGACGGGTTCCCCGCCGACCATCTCGCCCTGATCGAACAGCGAATAGGTGCCGGCGATCTGCACCATATAGATACCGTAGGAAACGGTTGCCGGATCAGCCACATCGGTATTGCCGAGACTGACGGTAAAAACATCCAGCACGGCATAGACGTTTGGCTCGAACTCACCGCGCCAGCGGAAGGTCAGAACCGGCAAGGTGTAAGGGCCAAGCACCGTGCCGTCCTGCAAGGTGATGGTCATCTGCGTGCCGCTGACCGCTATCGAATCAATTCCGTTCGGCGACTCCGGATTGTTGATCAGATCAACGATCGCAGTCGCCAACGAATAGAAGTTGGCGTCAACCTCTGACGGCTGGAGGTTGGCTCCTTTACCGGAACCCCAGGGACCTAACGTGCGATAGGTGATGTCGACCATCAGGGGTTACTCTGGGCAGTCAAATTCAACGAGGACGGAACCCTCAGTGCGCTTAGTGCCGAAGGGTTCTATAGTCGTTCCGCAACCTTGATGTGCCTCATGTTCCGGTAGGGCCAGCTCGTCGATCGAAACAGTTACTACTGCTCCCCAAATTTCCGGATCATATGTATGAGTTTGACTCGGACAGGTTCTCGGCCATTTGGCGACACCATCGAGCGGACCACTAAAAGTGAGCGTTAGTGACTTAGCATTTCCGCCCGCTATAAGAGCACTGCTTCCGCTTCCGTCAATAAATACTCCCTCCACGCCATCGGGAAATAATATCGGGTTGCCATCTGCATCGAGAAAGGCAGGGGGGCAGCACTGCGGCGGATTGATCCATAGGTCGCCGTCGTAATAGAGATAACCTGGGATTCCTATCGGCTGACCAAGCCGGTCCACCAACACGCTCGAATCCCATGAGGACACGCAGGGCGGTGGGGCTGGCGGCGGTCCACCCGGATCTGGTGGCGGCTCAGGGTCTTGCTCGGGATCGCGTTTCGTATGCAACTCAACGATGCGGTCAAACAGAAACGGAAACTCATATCGATACGTAAGCTGCGACGCATCCGTTGGCCTGACGATACGGCGCCGTTTAGGGACGGTTATCATGGAGCAAGTCTCGGATCATTCGGTGTCTGAACGGTGTTCTGTCGTAATTGCAACTGCTGATGGCAGTGATCAATCGACGGCCAAGAACTCTCCAGCGCAAGATCCGCTTCGAGGCTGGAGAAGGCGCTATCAATAGCCGAAGCGACGGACGACATCTGGTTCCAGTCAGCGGCGCATTTGTCCTGATGTTTCTTGCGTAGCTTTACGCTGGTTGCACGATCAACCAACATATAATTTTCCGGTGAACTGAATTGGTCTATAATTTTGACTCGCTCAGTCTTCCGCTCGACTTCTTCCAAATGCTCACTACAGCAATCGACGCTGGTGCCGCTTTGTTCTACCGCCGGCAGACTGCTGGTCTTCGCCCCCCAGGTCAGCGTTGCCCTCTCATGGCCCGAGGGTGTGGACGGAATGATGATCCGCCCTTGACTGTCGGGTGTTTGAAAAGGTCGCACAAAATACTCGAACGGCATTTCATCACCCCGGATTAAGATGCAACACCTGGGTCTTACAGTGATCCACGTCTGCCCCGGCACCCTGCGCTTCGATATCGGCTTCGAGGCTGGAGAAGGCGCTCTCGACGGCCGACGCAACGCCCGACATCTGGTTCCAGTCAGCGGCGCATTTGTCCTCGTGTTTCTTTCGTAGCTTCACTTGCGTCGGCCGATGTTCCAAGACGAACAGCCCCGGTGATTCGACTGACGAGATTTTGTGAACCTCCCCGTCCCGTTCACCCTCATCCAATTCTTCTCCGCAACAATTCACATTGGTCCCGGTACGTTCCGGCGCTGGCAAGCTGCTGGTCTTCGCACCCCAGGTAAGCGTCGCTCTTTCGTGCCCTGACGGCGTGGACGGAATGATGACCCGCCCATTTGAATCAGGCGTTTGAAAGGGTCGGACAAAATACTCAAACGGCATCTATTTTAATCCTCAAGCCGGCGCGGTTGGCGGTTTAAGTAAATCTGGCCCTGAGAAGGTCGGCATCGTTTGCGGAAAAGATCCCAACGGATTACCGTTGAAGGTATCAGTCGCGGCAAAGAACGTATTTACCCGCGCCTTACAGTGATCCACGTCTGCCCCGGCACCCTGCGCTTCGATATCGGCCTCAAGACTGGCGAAGGCGCCATCAACGGCAGAGGCAACAGCGGACATTTGATTCCATTCGGCGGCGCACATATCCTGTTGCTTCTTGCGATATAAAACGCTGGTGCTTTCATCAACTATGATTTCTGCGCCCCATTGCCCATGCGGTTGCGGAGGGGTGCCGGGTACTCCCCACACCTGTTGAATAACCTTGCCTCTTTGAGACTTAAAGGAACCCACCGCGCCGGTCTCTTGCGTGCGGTCGTCCTTGCAGCACTCAACGTCCCCGCCGGTTTTGTCGAATTTCACCTGATCGACGCTGGTCTTCGCGCCCCAGGTTAGCGTTGCACGTTCATGGCCAGATGGCGTAGCTGGAATGATGACCCGGCCAGAACTGTCCGGTGTCTGGTATGGACGAACGGCATATTCAAACGGCATCAGATCACCCTACCGATGCTGCAAGGTCGATCGTCTTCGGCAGCCATAGCTGGGAGACGGACGGGAAAAACGTCGTATGAAAAGCGTTGCCGGAAACCGGCTTTAGGTCGAGGGTCACCGCGGTCGTCGCCGTCCGCATCGCTGTGATTGGATCGCCCGCGGTCGGGGTTACGGTACGCTGGTAGGTGGATAGTGTGTCGAATTGCGTAGTCAGCCCGTTGATAACGACGCACTCGTTGACGCCGCGCTCGATTGTCATGTTGGTCAGGTCAAGGCCGTCGTCGTCGATCACAAAATCATCGAGCGTCTGATAGGCCAGCTCGTCGGCGAGCAACATCTTTTGCCCGCCCGACATCACTTGATAGCCGGGATCGACGTAATCGGCTTCCACATAGGACGGCACACCCTCGGCGGCAGACGACAGGTCGTCATTGCCGATGCTGCAACCGATCGTGAACTCGCCGAACATGCCGGCCTCGCCGACCGTCAGCTTGTATGATTTGACCTTGCCGGTTGCCGTTCCGCCGGGAAGCCGCCGGTCGAGATAGGTAACACTATGGCGTAGGCCGATGCCGAGCGCGGTCGGCCAATCGACCCCGAATGTGATGTCCACCGACCTCGCCCTGGCCCGCATCTTGGCCCGCGCCGCCAGCAACAAATACTCGAACGACGACGCGCCCCGGTCGGTCTGGAAATAGGAGCGGCGAGAAACGCTGCCGAGCGGCACTTCGCCGCCCGGATCGATGCCCTTGTCCACATATTCGGAACTCAGCGATATGTCTTCGCGGTCGCTGTCGGCGGTGTCTGAAAGCTCGCGTTGGACGTTCGCGGTCATGACCGCCGCCACCGTCTCGGTGCGGGTCCGACTCGCCTGCCAATCGAGCACCATCTGAATCTTGTAGATGTTGATCGGAAATCTGGCGGTGTATTGCCCATAGGTTCCGGTCACTACGGCGACGTCGGCCTGGTCGGTCGTCATCCCCGTTGTGTCGGCCGTAGACTGCCCGGCATATTTTACGTTGTAGGTTTGCCCCTGCATCCAACCATTCGGAAGCAAAGCGTCGATGCAATAGCAGAGCGGCTTACCGATCCCGTCATTGTCGCTGCTCAACCTCCAGCCGCCACCGATGGTCGTGCCCGGCTTCGGCCAATCGGTGCGCAACCCGTCGCCGCAGATGCAACTAATCAGGCCGCCGCCGCCGCTTGTATCGTGCTTTCTGTTCGCATAATACGTCCCGTAGGTCTTTTTGTAGGGCGACCCAGCCTTCGCGAAAGCACCGACCACCGTCTGCGTGATGTCGAGCGAGCCTTCGCCCTGCTGGTTCCAGTTAACGGTTCCCGATACGGTGACCGCGGTCAGCGGCGGCGAGCCATAAGCCAGCGAAAAGCTATCGTAGAACGCTTTGTCCTCGCCGATCGAAACGGTGCCGGCCTCGCCTTGCAGAATGTCGCTGGCGGTCAGCACAAGGCTGGTGCGGTCGATGTGCCAAAGGGAGGAATAAGTCTCTAGCACAGTGTCGGGATTGACATTGCTCGCGAGCCAGACCGGATCGTAGTACGGCAACACGCTAAGGTTCTCGACCAGCGCGCCCTTCTGAGCATTGAAGTCGTCGGGCCGCGCCAGGAACTGAAGCTGCACGATCTCGCCGACCGAGAGCTTCGGAACGCCGATCAGTCGGCCATTGAACAGCGGCACCAGAGTCCCGTCGCCCTGGTCCCAACTGAGCCAGCACCATAGATTTCGGCCGAACGCCAGCAACCCGATGTTGGGATTTTTGATGTCGGCCGTCAGCGTTGCGAAGCCGCCTTCCTCCTGACTGATCTCAAGGCTGACGATTTCCTCGTCCTCGCGGTTGTGGACGAGCGGATCGAAGTCCGCATTCGGCGTCCTGGGTCCCGTGATCGTCAGGATGGCGGCAAAGGCGGATGAGCTCGCCGGCAGATCCAGCGTGATCGAGGTCGCGGCGCTATCGGCGACAAACGTTGTCCCGACCTGTATGCCGTTGCCGCTGATGTTGTATCTGAGCCCGGTCGTCAGCGATGCCAGGGCACCCGCCGGGATGCCGGTGATGCTGTACCAATCGTCGTTCGGCATACCGCTGATGAGCAGCGAATAGGTGCCGGTCGAGGTCGCCGTCACGGGCTGGTAGCCGACGAAGCCGTCTACAGAATTGTGGATAAACATCGCGACGTTTGGGCTGCCGGTATACTCGAACCAAGCCGATGAGACGAACATGATCCCGCCGACAAGGTCGGCCGTTTGGCCGATGCTGGTGCCCGAGATCGAGTAGGTGCCCGGTTGAAGGTCGATGTCATCCAGCAGCGTAACGGTATTCGAGCCCTGCACCATCGAACCCGCAACAGTGCCGAACACGATCGGCTTGGTGGCGACAAACGTCGCCGAGGTAGCCGTCGCGGTCGATGCTGCACTCAGGTTGACCGAGCCCGGCTCGCTCAGAACGGAATTGTCGTAGATGAAAAAGGCGTCATCGATGCCGGGTCCGGTGATCCGATAGAAGCCGCCTTCCTCCAACCCGGTGAAAGTCGCGACGTTGTCGAGCCGCGCGACACCGGCTACGACATCGCCGACGACCGTGATTGTCTCGACCACGCCGCCATGCGTGTTGCCATTGGTGATCAGCGTTTGCTGGTCTTGGATCGTGCCGCCCGCCCAGGCAAAGTAAAACGGCCCCGGCACGTCAAATTTCCTCCAACGTCAACGACCAAGTGACGGCAGCGGCCCACTCGTCGCGCTCGATCTGAAGGTCCACGATCCGCATGTTGAATTGCGGACAGTAATAGGTGAAGTCGCCCTCGAAGCGCACGCTGCCGGGAACCGGCGAACGCCCCGCCGAGCCGCCGGCCGTCAGGTAGCCGATTTCGACATGGGAATTGACTAGCACCGACATGCCCACCCACAGCCCATCCAGCGCGGGCGGCGCCTGGTCGGTGCCGTTGACCTCCAGCGAATACCGGCGCATCTGCGGCGCCGAGATGTCGATCAGCGTGCCGTTGACGGTGCGGCGCAGCTTGTCGTTGCCCCTGGCCGCGGCGATCGGCGTGAGAGTTCCCTTCAAGGCGCGTGCGGAATAAGGCGCAACACCAGGCGCGGGGTCGCCCACGCCGAAGTGAATATCGAAGACGGTCGGGTTGGTGGCAGTGATCATCGGCCAGGCGTGCCGCCGTACCAGCTCGGCTTGACGCCGGCCGAGCGGATCTTGTGCCGGTGCGCCTCGAGGACCAAGGAGCCGACCACACTCTCGCTGCCGGATAGCGCGAAGCTATGGCCGCCGAGATGGAGATGCACCGGGGTTCCGCCACTGCCCACCAGGCCGCCCTCGGCGAAGCGCGGCAGCGGGCTTACCAGGCCGCCAGCGGCAAAACTGTTGAGTGCCTCGAGAAAGCCGATACCAACCCGGCGGACTGACCCGGCATTCAACACAAACTCACCATTGCTGAGTCGGGCCAGAATACTGTCGCTGGTGCTGCTGCCCGGCCCGCGGATGTAACCGCCGGTCGCCTGGCTTGTGATATTAAGTGGGGAGCTTGGTGCTCCGGTGCCGCCCCGTAAGACGTTGACTCCGAATGAACTGCCTTCGCCGGTTGGGAAAACCATCTGAGCAGGCCCCGCCTGATAGCTGGAGGTTCCCGGCGTGCCAGCGGAAGCGCCGCCACCAATGCCCATCGCTGCGGCGCCCGCAGTGCTTGCCGCAGCGCCCGCGGCACTCGCCATCGAGCTTGCCGCTGCCGCGGTCGCATTAAACGCTCCAATAAGGCCGCTAAGTTGCCTTTCTACCCAATTGATCGAAGCGGTCCACGCATTGGAAAACGTCGTCGCGGTCGAGCCGAGTAACCGCGCTCCCTCCTTTATAACGCGAAAATCAAACATATCGCGAAGCGCTTGGGGCAATCCCTCAATGACTCTGGTTTTCAATTTAAGATACCAAATTTCGATCTCCCTGCTGTCGTTGGCTATGGCTGCGGTAGTTTCATTCCATGCCTTAGTCACCTCGTTTTGAGCTTTGACTAATTCTTTGTTGTCTTTTAAATGTTCGTCCGTGGCACCCCGCTGCGTTGCCGCGAGTTTCTTTATCAGCGCATCCAGTTTGTCCGCGTCTCGGGTTATCTCCTGAAGGTCGGGGATCGTCAAACCGCCGAAAAGCTTCTGAGAAATAACGTTCGCTTGTGACGGAAATTGTTTTGCAAGCTCCAGGACACGCCGGATCGCAATTTCGTATGACTTGAGAGTGTCTTCGGGTTTTACCCGTCCGGGATCGATGCCGAGAGTTGCCCACTCGTTGGAAAAATCCTTCAGATCCCGCGTGCCACCTTTCAGCACAGTCGGCAGCAGCCTTCCCATGCTGTCGAACTGAGTGGTGGCATCGGCTACGCTGCCGCGCAGAACGCGGACACTTCCGGTGGCTTCCTTAGCGGCGGCGTCCATTGCGCTGATGCCTTTGGCGGCATCATTGACCGCGGCGCCGGTCACGTTCGGATCTGGGCCAAGGCCGCGCAATACCTGCATTCCCCGAGTAGCCTCTCGCGGGACGGCGGCGCGGGCCTCCGCCAACGCCTTCGCAAAGCTCGTAAACGCCTTTTCTCCAGCTTCGGCTTGTAGTCCGGCCTGTTCCGCCGCCTCGCCGGCCGCCTGGACGGCGATCGGTTTGACTCCGGCCTCGCGTGCTTGTTGTTGAAGCGCCGTCAAGCGCTTTGATGCCTCGTCTAACTGAGTGATAAATGTCCCGAATACCGAAGAAATAGCTCTTGCGAACAAGCCGCCGGTAAAGCCGCCAAATGCGCCGCCGATAATAACCCCAAAGGTTTCGGCCGATTTGTTGAGACTGCCAAAGCTGCGCGAGAATTTAATCAGTTCGCGGTTGCTGACCTCGCCGAAGACAGCGACGCTTCGGGTTGCGGTATTGACCGAAGGCGCAACACCCTTCCAAGCCGTGCTGAGTCTGACGACCTCCTTCTGCGCCGCGATGATCTTCGGCGCCATCGCGTCGACGGCGGCCCGGTCGCCGGTCTGCTGTGCCGTCTTCGTGAGCGCCGTCATCTCGGCGTTGAGAGACTTCAACGCCGCCTGGGCGAGCTTCAGGTCGGCGAGCAGCTTGGAGCTATCGGCGCCGATCGTTACGGTTAGGTTATCGGGCATCGTCTGTCAGCTTTCGCATCACGTCCTTGATAGCCTTTGAGTCGCCTTGTGCTGCCAGCGCGCCGATGTGCAGTTGCTCGGCAAGCTCGTGCTGTTTGCGGTGCGACACGATGATGAGGAACGCCTGCAATTGCCGCGGCGTGTAGTCCATCACTTCGCGGGAAGCGTGCCCGGCAGCAATGAGCCGTTCGGCACCGGCTGCGAGATCGTATCCGGCGCCTTGCCAGCGGGATCGGCGACGGCGCCGGTGCCGAGCAGTTTCGTCAGCCGCCCGAGAAAAGGGGATGGGCCATTCGGCATCGTGAGGTCGATCACGGTCAGCAGGCACTCTGCGATGTCATCGAGCGGCAATCCTTCCGCGACCTTGTCGGCTGCTTCGGGTTGGCCGGCGGCTTCTGCCACGATCGCGCCGATTGCATCGGGTGCAACGCGGAGCAAGGTATCGACATTGAGGGCCAGGTCGCCGTCGAAGACAAGCAGACTGCGCAGCGTCGGAAAGCGCACCAGCAGATCGGCGATCTGGCGCAGCCCTAAGCCCCGCAGCGTGAGGTCGCCGCTGGCAATCTGCACGGTGCGCGTCTGCGGAACGATGTCGATGAGTGAAACCATCAGACCCCCATCAGCACCAGCTTGAGGTTATGGTAAGTGAACTCATCCATGATGATATTGAGGGTCGCGGCTTTCTCGTGGATGATTTCGAGGTCTTTAATCCGAACGCCGTGCCGCGACGAATAGTGCGGCAGCGTTGTGATCGCCGGCACGAACTCGAAGGTCGGCACATTGCCGACATCGACATAAGCGACATCGCCTGATGTCTGGATGCTGAGAAGACCTTTCCCGAGGTAATAGGCGGTGACGACCGGCGAGGTGATCGTGGTATCGGGATGGGTAAACGTGCCGAAGCTGCCGGTGTTGTCGGCCAGCACCTCGCCGGTCAGGTGCAATTCGCCCCATGCATCCCCGATGAACGCGACCGGATTTGCCGCGCGCAATAGGACGTTATCCAGTTCGATCGTTACCGCCGGGCCGACGGAGTTGGCGCCGACGAACTTGACCTTTGCCGGAAACTGATCGGCCTGGAACACATTGAAAGTGCCGGGTGTGGCTACTTGCGGCGTTACCTGCGGCCGACCGTCTGAGTCTGACATGCTGGTTCTCCCTTCCTATAGAATAAAGCTCGGCTCGTGCTGTGCAGCGATGACGACGATCGGGATGATCGCCCCTGCGATCTGGCCGTTGTGGCCGGGATCTTTCTGCACCTCGCCCTCGATCCGGCAATGGCTGACGCCACTGACCCCGAGGTTCTGCCGTATCGTGCGTGGCGTCGGATAAAGCGCCGCCTCGATGCCGTCGATCAGCGTGTTGAGCGTCGAAACCGGGATCGCGTTCTGGTCGGCGCCGGCTCGGGTGAAGATCCACGCTTCGCAATGGAGCATGACTAGCTCGCCGGCTGTCGTGCCGCGCGGCGGGTGCAATTCGGAATGCTCGACGAGATAGAGCGAGGGCATGTCCTGCTCGGCGCTCGGATCGGCGAGGCGCCGTGATGCCGTCTGAAAACCCTGGGTCATCGGCGAAGCGGTGCGGTCGGCGATTGCCGGCAGCGAAACCGTAACAGCCGGCGCAATCGTCGCGATCGTGGCGTCGGCCGGCAACCCGTCGCCCATCACCGGCATCCCGACCATCAGCCCGGTCGCATCGCTGACGTTCGCGAGCGTCACATCGCCGGTCGTCGTGTCAGCGCTAAACCCGAACACCAGCGGCGGCGAGGTCAGCCTGTCGAACAGCGCGCCCATGATGATTTCGCGGTTCATGGCTTGCCTGACTGCTCGATCGACGCGGCAACAGCCGCCTCAAGCTCGGCGAGCGCCCGTGGCCGCATGGCCTCCGCTGGCCCGCGCAGGAAGCGTAGAGCGCGGAGGCGCGCGGTGCGGTGATAGGCGCCGACGATGCCCGATCGGCGGGTATAGGCTCGCACCTCGAACCGGCCGCGCCGGCCTGGTGCGCCATATTCGAGCGCGCCGAATGCGGCGCCGACCCGCCGAGCGCTGCCGGTGGCAGCGATCCGCACCCGGCCTCGGACAAAATCCGGCCCCTCAGCAACATCCGCGCGCGTTTGGGACCGCAAGTAGCCGGTGCGGACTGGCTCGGCAGCGCGCACTTGTGCCAGCAGTTCGTTGGTCAGTTTCGTGATCGTGGCGCGCAGGTTGGTTTTGAGCGTCATCGGCAGGCGCTCGAATTGCAGAGTTAGGGCGCGATCGTCGACCTCGACGTTAAAGACCGGCGGAATCATCCGATCAGGCCCCGATGGTAGGGGTCGAGCAACGCGGCGATCTCGGTCGGGATGGCCGCGCCACCCGGCAGGCCGCCGACCCAGAACTCTTGTCGCCCGAGCCCAGGGCTATCGCTGGCCCGCAGCATCGGATCTCGCCCGCGGCCGGAATTTTCCATCACACAGAGGTCGAGCACGGCCTGCTCGACATCGGGCGGGATTGTATCAAACCCCGCAGTGTACTCGATCACCAACGAAGTGGACATCGACCAGCCGGCGGCGCGATAGAGCAGCCCCGCGAAGCTGTCGAGGATGTAATCCGTCGCATCGATAACCGCGCCGTCGAGCGTCACGATCAGGGTTGTCGGATCTATCGGGGCTTGCGACAAGATCAGCGGCTCGCCCGTGCTGCCGGGCGCCATAAAGGTCTCGGCGTACCCTTGCGGCGCGAAAATCCGGTTGCAGTAGCGCTCGGCTTGTCGCGAAACGCGGTCAATGACCTTTGTCAACCATGCGTCATTGGCCGTGTCGTTCGGCTTGACGCGGAGTTGTTCGCGCAGATCGTCGAGGGACACCAGCTTGCGGTCGGTCGCCGGCACCGTGACGGTTGACGCTATCGGCCTCATCGCTTGCCGATTCGGGAGAGCAGCGGATAAAGGTCGCAGGTTACGGCAGAGCCGTCATCGTGCGTCAGCGTCAGCAGCCCCTGGTCGTCAATCGCCGCGTTCGACAGACCGCGCCCCGCCGGGCCTTTCTCACCCTTCGGCCCGCGCTCCCCCTTTTCGCCGGGCTTGCCTTGGCGCGCAATCATCTGCCAACTCTCGCCGGGACACGCCCCCGGATCGTCTGCTCTGGCGGCAAAGCTGGCGCCATTCAGCGTCACGATATCGAGTGCTCGATATTGGCCCGTTGCAGACCACGTTCCGCAGATCGCGAACGAGCGGCCATCGGCTCCTGCGGCCCCCGGCTGGCCAGGAGCCCCAGGAATGCCCTGTTCGCCGGGCGGGCCTATGATAGCCTCCCCACGCTCCCCACGCTCCCCACGCTCGCCCTGCGGCCCTGGCGGGCCGTCCCTGCCGTCTTGCAAGGTTGCGAGCCTCGCGGCGATGACCCGCTCCAGATTCAGCTCGGTTTCGGCGCGGTCGGCACGCAGTGCCGCCCTCTCCTCTCGGATCTCGGCCAGTGCCGCGGCAAGAGCGAGCTTTAATTCCCGCTCGACCCGCGCCGCTATCGCCCCAAGCTCTTCGGCGACGACCTCAAGCGGCGATGCGGTCATAACCGGATCGGACAGCGGAGACGAGCTGCTGCTTGGTGGGCTGGTTTGCATCGCCGCTCCCATCGGCAGGGTTGTCGGCTGGCGGCGTGCCCGGTGCCGACGCTGACGCTTGCGGCGAGGGCGGCTGGAGATCCGCCCCGTAACTCAGCGGGACGACCTGCTGCTGCACTCTGGGCTGCTCGCCATAGCCGCCCGGCACCGCCGGCAGGTCCTCTGCGGCGCGCGCCTCGTCGGGCGAGTAGATGCCGCTAATAACGCCACGCGCCAACGCCTCGATCCGGTCGCGGTAAGCGCTGCGCAGCAACGCGCGGGTATCAAATTCCAAATATTCGTCCGGGTAGCCGAACAACCCGAACATGAGCCCCATCGCCTCCTCGATGTGGTTCAGCGTGAACCCGAGCCCCTGCGCTATCCATTCCTGCATATGCACTTCGGCGGTTGTAGCGCTGGCAGACCGCGCCGATTCCAGCCCGAGGATCTGTGGCGGTATCCTCATGCATAGCGCAATCGCCTGGTCGGTCATCTTCAGCATCTCGGCCAATTGCGCGTCCACGGCCGAGGTCTGGATCGGTTGCGCCTTCAAACCCCAGGTCAGGATCGGTGTTTTGCCGGCATTGTCCCCCTGGCTTCTCTCGTCCCATTCGGCCCGCAGCAGGTTCCGCTGCTCCTGCGACAACTTCTGGTCGGTTTGCAGCAGGAAGCTCGGGCGAGCCTGGTTCAGATAAAACGAAACTTGCTGGCTTAGCGCTGCGCCCGACATCGCTAGGTCAAGCGCCGCCGACAGGATCGGGCTTTCGCCGATCAGCGGATGCCGCGGTGTGTGCAATCGAACGTGCAGCACGTCGCGAGCTGGTATCGGCATCGTTAGATCGAACCGCTGCTGCGCGACCTCGTTGCCTTGCAGCGAGTAAAAAATCGAACCGTCGACGGCAAGCAGCGCCTGGCCGATCCGCATCAGGTGCAGTTCGTTGATCTCGCCGCGGTTGTTGCGGATCGCGACGGCAAACGCCTGGCCTTGCTCGTATAGCCGCCGGGTCATGTTGAGCAAAAAATCGCTGATCGACTGATAATCGTTCGGTTGCCGCAGAATCCGCGTCAGCGCCGAATTCGTCACCCGCTCCCGGCCGCCATTCGCAAGCGTGCGCCAATGATCGCCAGGACACATCGCGACCGTCTGGCTATAGGCCGAGACGCACGCCTCGACCATCGCGCTGCGCTCGCCGGCCGGCAACCCGCCTTGCGGCAACCCGGTCTGCCAGTAATTCCAGCCCGATCCCTTCGGCAGCCAACCGCCGGTAGACAGCACATATGGTCCCGGGCGGTATTGCCCCTCAACGGCTCGCGCCGTCCACGGCAAGACCCTGGCGAGCCAGTTCGCCATTCAGAGTGCCCGCGCAATCAGCGGGTCTTGTACCCAGCTCTGTCCTCGGGCTTCATGTCCCGTTCCTGCTTCTCCCGAGCCTCGCGGGCCGCATGGGTTTCGCCGCTCTTCAGGATGTCGGCCTCCTCTTGTGTCGGCACCGGGACCGGCGGGTTGTTTATTTCTTCTAGTTGCTCTTCGACCGTGCGCTCTTCGAGACGTACTGCCCTGCGCCGCTCAACCTCGGCGCGTCTATCAGCTTGCGCTTGCGATTGCATTGTAGCCTCCTAAGTTATCGAGACGGCATTCGACGGCGGTGCCGCGGTTGACCCGAGCGCATTCGTCGCAGTGACGACGCAGGTGATGCTATGGCCGGTGTCGGTGGCGGCGACGACATAGCTGCTGCCGGCACCGAGATCCGTCATCCCATCGCTTTTCCAGGCGTAGGCGTAGCTGGTCGGCGTGCCGCTCCAATTGCCCATTGTGCAGTTGAGCGTCGAGCCCACCGACCCGGTCCCGCTGACGTGTGGCACATCGACGTTTACCGGCGGCGCCGTCGCGGGCTCGGACTCGTCCGTCACGCCATGCACCTGTTCCTTGAGGTCGTCGGCCTCGGCCTGCGTCGGTTCGGGTTGGGGCGTTTCGTCTGACATCTCGTGCTCCTCTTAGCGAAAGTGGGCGAGGCCGAAGCCCCGCCCCGCTCGAATGTGCTTACGGTCCCCAATTCACGCCGCTGCCGATGAACTGGACCATCCCGGTTCGCCGCATGGCCCACGAGACATTCGCGATCATCCGAATCGCGATCTGCCCGGTCTGGAACATCGACTGCGTCGGCGTTGCCAGCACACCCGAACCCTGCGCGCCCGTCGCGATGTTCAAGGGCGTCGTGTCTTCCATGTGCAGGGTCGCGACTTCGCTGACCTCGAACTCCGGCGCACCCGACACGCTGACGAAATCGACGGTGTCGATCATGTAGACTGCACCGGCCGCGATCGTCGTGCTCGCAATCACCGTGAACATATCGGTGAACTGCGTCGACCACCCGAACGGCGCCCCAGCCGGCCCCGGTGCGTACAGCAATTGCTGCCGCTGCTGCGGGTTCGTCAAAAGCGCCAATTTGCGGCCGGCATTGGCGGCGTAAAACGGCGCCGTCAGCTTGTTGATATCGCCCAGGAATGCCGCATAGCCGCCGCCCGCCGTGGCGGTCAGCGTCGACACGCCGTTGGTGAGCCCCGCCGGCCGCGTCGTCGATACCGCCGCGTTGTCGAGCAGCACGCCGTCAACGTTGATCGTCGTATCATTGACGATGCTGTCGCGGATCAGCCCCTCGATAGCCGGGTTGGAGTAGGCGGCAATCTCCCGGCTGTAGACGCTGATGGCGCCGACCTTGTGCGGATACAGCGTAATCGACGTTGTACCTAGCCGACGCACGGGAATCGGTGCCGCCTCGGCGACGAACGACCCGCCGATGCTGGGCGTCGTCTGGCGCGCCGGGATTTTGATTGCGCCGGCATTCGGCCCGAAGTTCAGCGCGGTTCCCATCGCCGAGAGCTTCGGGAACACGCTGTTCGGGTAGAGCGTGTTGACGAACTCGCCCTGCGCCAATTGCACCAGCTCGGTCGCCCAATTGGTGGCGACTGTCGTCGCGCCAGCTACCGCAGCGCGGGTGATCGCTCCGGTGACAACCGCGGTTGCCTCGTCATCCGGGTACGTCTCGCGCAGTACGTCAGCAATCGGCCGCCGTGACTCGCAAGCCCGCGTCCAGACGTTCAGAGCACGGTACACTAGATCGCCCGGCTGCACGTCCTTCATCGGCAGGCCGAACGGCCGGCGACCTATTGCGGGAGCCGGCAATTGTGTCACTGGCTGATCCTGCTGGACGCGGATTGCTAACCGCCGCTCGGTTTCCTTGAACGAGACAAGGCGCCGTTCGTGCTCGTCGATTTCGCCGTTGAGCATGTCGGCCGTCTCGATGTCGTAATCCGGCTCTCGGGTGTGTTCCAATAACTGGTCGCGAGCCGCGTTCAACTTTGCCTGCACGTCCTCGATTTGCTTGCTGATGTTCATCGGAATGTCCGCCCTCGTCAGGCGTTTCATCACGGCTTGCTTGCCGGGTGACATGTCCCGTTGCTTTTCGATGGCTTGCTTGCCGAAAGCCAGGGTCATGGTTTCGTCTGAAATGTTCAGGCTACGCGCAATCGCCAGCGTTGCCGGATTGGCCGGCACCGAGACGATGCTCGTCTCCAGCAATTCCTGCGCGGTGTAGCGCGTGCCGCGTATCGGGTTCTTCGGATCGAGCGGCTCGCTATGGAGTGCGCGGAACCCGACGCTGGTGGCGCGCAGGATGTCCTGCTCGATCAGGCTCAGGATCTCGTCGACCCGCTGCGAGGTGCCGCGCGCCGCCGGCTCAAGCTCCGCCACAAGCTGATTGTCCTCGACCCGGATATTGCGCCACTTGCCGATCGGTGCATTTGGGTTGTGGTTGAACAGCGCAATCGGATTGCTGCGGAACGAGTCGAGCTGCCAACCACGGGCTTCGATCACGTCGCCGTAGCGATCAACCGAAGTATCGCTCAGCACATAGGCGAGCGATCCCGGCCGCTTGCCTGCGGCGGTTTTCCGAACGACAGACATTCGATTGCTCCGTTCCGGCCCTCAGCCGACCATCGCCAAAATGTCGATGGTCTCTTCGCTGGTCAGCGCCTCCGCGCCCCGCGCCATCGTCAGCGCGACCATCCCGTCGATCCGCCCCGTCGAGCGCGATTTGTCCAACTTGCGATTACCCGCCGGGTCGCTCTTCACCACCGCATTCGCAGCGCACATCGTCAGCACCGGATGGTTGCCGTGCGCCAGATTGCGCGCCAACAGATCACTCTCCAGCTCGCGCAACGCCGGGCTCATCGACTGCAAGCCCTGCCCGAACTCGACGAAATGTTCTTCCAGCTCGTCGTCGGTAAAACCCGCTTTCACTAGCCAAGGCCGCAGATGCCGCCAACCCCAACGGTCAAACGCTATCTTGCGGATGTCATAGCGGGCGAATGCATCCCGCAGATAATCCGCGACAAACTCGTATTCGACCGACTTGCCCGGCGCCGCCTGCAAATATCCCTGCGCGTGCCACAGATCATACGGCACCCGATCCGTCCGTGCCTTCGCCGCCAAACTTTCGCCCGGCAGCCAGAACGTCGGATGCACTTGCCAAACCCCATCCACCACGCCAATCAACACCAACGCCGTGAGATCACTGACCGCGCTCAAATCCAACCCGCCATACACCGGCACGTCGTCGATCGGCGCCACTTCGCCGCCGCACGCCGCCCATACGCTTGCCGACACAAACGGCGAATTTGCCTCGACCCGCTGGTTAAGGATCAGGTTGCGATATTCGGCCTCGCGGCTCGGCATCCGCCGCGCGTCCTCGGCCATCGACAATACTTCGCCGGAATTCAGAAAATCACCAAAGGCCGGGTTCGCGGTGCGGATCGTTGCTTCACTAAACGGATCGAGCGCTTTGTCGGCCGTCCATAACTTCACCACCACCCGCGGATCGTGGCCCGCCAGCGCATCGTCAATCAGCACACTCAACAAATCCGCATCGGTTGGCGCCTGCGTGCTGATGATGATCGACAGCGGCTCGTCCTGCGCTCCCGTCGCCGTCTCAAGCGCTTCGTACAATGTGCTCCGCGGGCCACGCACTTGCGCCAATTCGTCATGCACCACGAAGCGCGGGTTCAGCCCGAATGCCGTCGTCGCTTCCGCACTCAGCGCTTTGTAGAACGTCCCTAGCTCCGGGTATGCAATCTCCTTCGCCGTTTGCCTGATCTGAATAAACGGGTTCAGTTCCGCCGACGCCCGCACGCACTTCGCCGCCAGGTCAAACAACAACCCCGCCTGATCCCGCGATTGCGCTGCGCTGTACATCTGCGAGTTCGCTACCGCTTCCGGCCCGCAAAGGTGAAGTAGCAACAGGAATGCACAAAGCGCCGTCTTGCCGTTTTTGCGCCCAAAGGACAAGATCGCTCGGCGCGTCCCATGCGGGTTATCATAGATCGCCCGTATTGCATCGCACTGCCATTCGCGCAGCACAACACGTTTGCCCACCATGTCCGCTCTGCCGCTCGGCACCCGACAACATTCCTCGATCCATCGGATGTTGCGCTCAGCCCGCGTCTGCGGTGATGCGCGCGTGCGGGCTGCGGATGATTTGCGGTTTCTTGCGTGAGTTGTCATTCCTGTTGGCCTGCTGCGTTAGTCGCATCGACCGCGCCATCAGTGTAATCGCCTTACTCTCACGCTCCTGCATGCGCAGTAGCTTGTCGTACTCATCAACCAACACATCGGATTTAGTGTCACTCAACGTGCGCTCGATCAACTCAGCGATGCGCCTGGCATGTACCACATGCCGACAGTACTGCGTCAACAACGGTAGCGTTGCAGCCGTGAACCAATCAGCCGCCTCTTGTGACACCACCGACACCCACACCTCGACTTCCTCATCGGTCAGGTCATGGGGTGG